TTTCCACAGTGGTGTGGTAAAAATAAACAATAGGAAAACAATATGAAAAATTTAGTAAAATGTTTTATAGTGATAATGCTTATGAGCGTTGGGTCAAGTCTATATGCTCAAAATTGGATACCATACCAAGAAACTATTCAACCTGTGGTACAAACTCAAGTTGTGTATGTTGCTGAACCTCAACCAGTAGTTGTTTATCAGTGGGTTCCTTATGTTGTTCAGCAAAATGTTATTGTGGAACAACAAAGAATTTTTTGTAGAACTCAAACAGTAGTGACCAGACCTTTTACTCAGTGGATTCTTCAACCAGTAGTAATTTACCGATGAAACCAAATTTAGAATACGACTTATTTAAAAATGATACCATAGTAGAAAAATGTAAACACAGCATGGTTTATAGCCAAAATCTCTATGCTGCTATGTGTAACAATAGTTTTTATTATGATGATGAAAAATGGAGTACGTCTTGGCGTGGTGCTGGTAGTATTGTATCAGACATAAGAGATGCTGGAGAAACTTACCTAGACTGGTATTGTTCTGGAATGTATACCCAAGAAGGTTATGTTGCAGAGAGCGTTGTTACTGATGAAATACGTCTTGATTTAATGAAATTAGGATGGGTTGTTAGACCATATGAGCCAAAATTAGAGCCTGGGGTTTATACTAATGTATGGTGATATATGCCAAAAGTAACATTTGAATTTAATTTACCAGAAGATCAAACAGAATATGAAGTAGCGTCCCAAGCAAATCAGATGCAAAGTTTTTTGTGGGATTATTCTCAACAATTAAGAGCATGGTATAATTTTCACACATTTAAAGATGCTAATGATGCTGTGGACAAGATACGAAAAGAATTTTATAGATTACTGAACGATAATCAGGTTAATATAGACTTATGAGATTATTAAAAAGTAGAATAGACTATTGGAGCAATTCTAGACTCGCCAATTGGGTAAGGGGCGAGAATAAACCATACGCTCTTGAATGGCATAAATGGGATGAGTGGAAAAAAGAGCAAAAAAAGAAAAGACCATTCAGATATTGGTTAAGCGATACTGTTCTAAAGAAAATGCAAGATATTATTTATCTTCCACTCGATATTTATCGCACAATCAAAGTTTATGTTCGTAATAGATTTTTCGATAAACTTCACTATCTTAATACGGGCTTAAAAAAAGGAGAATATTACGACTTAGACTATAGAATGATCCATGCTCTATTCAATGAGTTGGTAGATTTTGTAGAATTGGAATTATCTCACCTTAGTAGATACGACAAGAATAAAAAATACAAGTTTGTCAAAGGTCGCTGCCAAGAAGCACAAGATGATTATTTTAGATGGGCGAATCACCTAAAGCAACAGGGTCGATTAACAGAGCAGGCTAAAGCAAGTCGTAAGATTAAAGAACTCTATGAATGGTGGAAATATATTAGGCCACAAAGAGTTGATCCTTACTCTTCTGATTCTTTCTCTTATGATATAGATGAAATCTTAGATAATAAAAACATAAAACAAAAACAAAAATCCTACAAGAAGGCGTATGATTTACAAGAAAAGTATGATAATGAAGATACTGAGATGCTAATAGAACTTATTAAAATCAGAAATCATCTATGGACATAATGTGTTAAAACTGAAAAAGCAACCCTATAATAGCGTCTGGATTAGTGCCGACTCTCAAAAAGAATTGGGAGAAACATTTATTCGTTTTCAAGAGTATTATGAAAGCCCAAGTAAAAAATATCGTAATAAGATATTTACTCTTGGCGACATTAAAAACTATTACAGTTTACAATATGGTGCTGATCTATACAGTGATTTATGGATAGGATTCAATTTTCCTAGTTCAGTTTTAGTACCATTTAAACAAGGATTATTTGACCCATTAACTTCTCAAGAAAAAGAATTATTGGGATCTCTTAAATATAGACATGATACCTTCTATATTATAGGAGCACAAAATAATAGCACATTAAGACACGAACTATCTCATGCTATGTATGGATATGATTCTAGATATAAGAATGAAATAGATAATTTTATATCTAAAAATAAAAAGGGCTTTCTTAAAGTATCTAAACATATACTTAAAAGAGGTTATGATAAGAGCGTATTGAACGATGAACTTCAAGCATACATCACCGATAATGATGATGATTTTATTCGTAGTAATCTTGATCCTAATCTAATAAATGGCATACTATCTATTTATAAAAGGTATAGAAAACATGACAGAAAACTGGGATGAATTGTGCGATGAAGAAAAATCATTTAATGAATGGTTTAAAGAAAATAATTCTTTGATTTATGATTCATTTGATGTTACATTAGAAATATATAAAAATATTTATATGCAAGGATATGCTGCTGGATTTCAGTCTAAATTAAAGTATTCTAGTGAGGAACATTTACAAAAATGAAAGAACATATACCTCTAAAATATGAATGTCTTGATGGTTTATCAGATAAAATAAAGTCTTGCTCTGATGATAGTATAGCCAAACTTTTAATAGAAATGTATGATCTTATAGTTTATCAGATGAATGAAATTAAAGAACAAAGAATGGAAATAATAGCATACAAACATAAAGCAGCATGGAAACATTATGATAAGCCTATAGAAAATTATGATCCTAACACAAGACAGTACGTTGACAAGCCTCCAAAATCTGGTAATATGAGTTGTTAGGAGAACACAAATGTTATGGACTGAAGTTCGTTCTTGGGCAAAATCTAAAGGTTATGAAACCATTAAAGATAAAGAAGATAACCAATATTATTGGGCCAAATTAGATTCTACTGAGCCAGAGGCTAGTGGTGTTGCTAAAAGTGTTAGTAAACTTGCTTTTGCTATTTATAATCATATGACAGATAATAAATGGTTGGATCATCAACAAAAGTATAAAGAAAATTTAGAAATTAAAAAGACGAACGTAAGTGACTACTAAAAAGAAAAATATTGTTTATACATGCGTTGTTGTGCCAGCGGCAGTTGCCAATGGTATTATTGGTGGTATTTCTAGCGTTATTACAGCGTATTTTTTTAAGCCAATATGGGATCGAACAATGAAATGGTGGAATAATAAATGAATGTTAAACTAATAAGTGTTACTCCAGACGCAGAAAAACAGGTCGCATACTGTGCCAGAGTTAGCAATCCTAAAAATCAAGATAGCGACAATATATCTAAACTTCTCAAATATTGTATTGACCATGCTCATTGGTCTATATTTGAAATGGCATATATGACTCTTGAAATTAATACCACCAGAGGTTTGGCCGCACAAATTTTACGTCATCGTAGTTTCACGTTTCAAGAATTTAGCCAAAGATATGCTGATGCTACTCTTTTGAGTGAAGAAATTCCACTCTTTGAACTTCGTCGCCAAGATAATAAAAATAGACAAAACAGCATTGATGATATTGATCAAGAAGTAATTTATAGATGGAATAGTAAGTTGCGTGAACATTTTGCTAAATCAAAAGCAATTTATGATGGAATGATTAAGGACGGCATAGCAAAAGAGTGTGCAAGATTTGTATTGCCATTAGCAACACCCACCAGACTTTATATGAGTGGATCAATACGCTCATGGGTGCATTATATTGAGTTACGATCATCTCATGGAACTCAAAAAGAACATATGAATATAGCAAATGAATGTAAGTATATTTTTATTGAACAATTTCCTGTAATTGGAGAGGCTCTTGGGTGGAAAAATGAAACTATTTAATATTACAGCACAGGTTTATAAAAATAACGATAAATCAAAACAAAACCTATTGATTAATCAAACACATGATGGATCTTCATCAGAAGAAGCACTCTCTAATTTTAAATTACACTTTCCTTGTACAGAATTTTCTCTGGTAAAGATCCTATCTGTTGAAGAAATTTCTAAAGAAGCGGCTTGACTCTGACCGATAATCTGATATACTGTAACCAAGGAAACTCCTATGAACAGATACGGTCTTTGCTGCATCAGTCTTAAACTCAAAGAGCAAGGCTTTAGTCATCAAACTATGACCTATAAGCGTTTTAGTTCTCTGCCTAGAGAAGAAGCACTCTCTATTCTTGGTAGCAGAATTCAAAATAATCTTATGGTTACAGATAAGACTATACAATTTTGTGCAGAAAATAACTATGTTTATCGTGTTAGTAGCGATATTTTTCCATTAATTACTTATGATGAAGCGAATGTTAAATTGGAGGATTTACCAAATTATGAGGCTATTGAGAATCAGTTTACGAATATTTCACAGACTATTTCCAGCACTGGCGTCCGCGTTTCTAGTCATCCTAGCGAATTTAATGTATTGGCTTCGATGAATGATAAGGCTGTGGATAAAACTATTGTCGAATTGAATTTTTATAGTTGGTTTTTTGATCGTATTGGTTTACCAGCAAACTATGATGCTCCAATGAATCTTCATGTACATAATAAAAATGGAACACACTCTGAAATCATTGATCGGTTTATTCAAAATTTTAATCGTCTTGATCCTAATTGTAGGAGCAGACTGGTTATTGAAAATGATGACAAAATTAACTGCTGGAGTGTGAGAGAACTTATCGAACACCTCCATCCTGCTACAAATATCCCAATCACATTTGACTATCTTCATCATAAATGTAATCCAGATAATATGCAGGAACAAGAAGCGTTAGAATATTGTTATCTTACATGGCAAGAACATAGGCCACTTTTTCACTACAGTGAAAGTAGAGAAGGAAATAATCCGCGTGCTCATGCTGATTATGCTGAAAATCCATTTAATAATTACGAATTAGAATTTGATGTTGACTTTGAGTTGAAAGCCAAAGATTATGCTATAGAGCATCACGCTGAAATTTGTAGAGGAGTAATTGTATGAGTGCATGGTTAATTGCTTTTACTGGATGTGTTTATTTTTATGTTGCTCTTGAGCAATACATCGTACATCGTAATATTGGTATGTTAATTACTTATATTGGTTATGCTTTCGCTAACATTGGATTGTATATGCTAGCAAATAAATAAGGACATGTCATGAAAGAACCTCATAGAATACCACTAACAGATAATCATAAACAACAAGAACCAAAAAAAATTAGATTATTTCCAGATGATGATCCAATTTTAGATGACTTTGATAAAGATGAAAATCATAAACAAAACAATCAGACGAGCATACAGCAATTGGAATCCAACAAGACTAATTAGATGCTATCACTACGCAGCAGCATATGATGGCACTAAATTAATAGGTTTCACACAAAATAATCCAATTAAAACTCATACTGGAGCCTATAGAATAGGAGAAGATTTTAATTTACCCAAATATAAAGAGTTTCCATTTTATCATGCTGAAAGTCATTTGGTTTCTAAACTGCTTGATCGTTATAATACCATTGATCCTAGTTGGTCAATTGTTGTTATGCGTATTAATCGAAAGGGATTAATTTTAGGCAGCAAACCCTGCGAAAATTGTAGCAAACTATTGGAGAGTGTCGGATTAACTGATGTTTATTATAGCACAGATTGTGGTAATTTTAGCGACAGTTTTGGAATTTTGACTACAGCAAACGAGTTGACAATGCCGATAAGTATGGTATAATCCGTTGACCGGAGGATACCATGAACTGTATTTATTGTCAATCTGATATTGATTTTGATCGTTATGAGTTTCTTATTGAGACTGGTCGCAAAATGATTTGCAAAGATTGTAGTGTAGAGAATCGTGCTGTTGGATTTATGGATTGGGGCCATAAAACTGCTCCTAGTCTTGTGCTGGTTCCAGCCAATGCTACTGAAACTATTCGTAAACTTGATAGAGCAAATAGGAGAGCCAGATGAAATGGATTGATTTATTTCAGTTTCTTAATCAAAGAGCCAATGACATGAAAAATCTTGGTAAATTTGATTGGCAGAGCGAAGTAAAAGTTTATGATAATGCCTACGGAGGATTATTTAGTGCTGATCTTATCGAGATGTATGATTTGGGCAAACAAGAATTTTATCTAAAAATAGACAGCGGAGACAACTAATGGATCTTGAAATTGAGAGCCTGCTTTTTAAACAAGTATCGAAACCTAAACATCATCTTATGACTAAAATTATTAATGTATGGGAAAATCGTTATCGCATTAATGTTTACACAGAAATTGAGGAAGATAATTTAACTAAAAGAAAAATACATTCTAGTTATTTTTGTCACTATTTGCCCGGAAAACTCACAATCGTAGACGGTCTAAAGAAAACTGCTTGACAGCACCGATAAGTATGGTATACTTAGAGTATCACAACTGACACAGGAGACTGAGGATGCCCAAGGGTAAAAAGACTTGTCCGAATTGTTCTAACATGGTTGGGCCGCGAGCCTATGTTTGCAAGAATTGCAACCATGTTTTCTCTTTTAAAATGACCAATAAGGAAAAGAGAACCTTGAAGGTCGTAAAGGATTTTAATTGGAAAGAACTCGAAAAGGGAGATAAGATTAAGGTTGGTGGAGGCCCATATTTTCTTCATAGCGGCGAACTTATTCCTATGGGTTATAGAGGGAAGTTTGTTGTTGAAAAGGTTGATATGAAGGGTATTCATGCTTGGGGTTTGGATAAAAATGCAGGATTTGCCCATATTTATATGGGGCCAGATTATCAAAACCCTGAGACTGGAGTATGGAAAGTTAAGCACAAGATTCTTAAACTGAAAAGGAAAGACCATCAGGAGTCGGCCAGAGAACTCGTTTAATGAATAATCAATCAAAAATAAATGATTTGCTTGATTTGAGAGAAGAAATAGCAGAATCTCTTAAAAAAATAGACGCTGTGCTACAGATTTATTTTCCAGAGCAATATTCAGATGCTTATCAGCACTGGATGCCTCAGATATTGACAGCACTGTATAATGATGTAAAATGGCTACCAAGAGGACAGGTAACTCTACAAGATACGATTGACCGTATTAAAGATGATTCTGAAGAATCTGCTGGTGTATCTAAATTTATCAAGTAATTGGAGAAATCATGAGCGAAGAAATTTACGCTATTAATAATCTCGATGGTTATGTTACTCAAATGAGAGAGGCTGCATCCAAAAATATTAGCGAAAATAGTAGCGAAGATAATTTAGATGACTATATCAGTATCAATCAAATGGTTGGTTTAGTTAAAAGTAATTGCCTTGGTTATGACGACAATAATTACCCACTGCTAAATGAAGACGCTAATCAAAAAATTTTTGATGAGATAACGATTTGGATTCATAATATTGGTTTGGCTAAACTAGCAGCACAAGATTTGATTGAATGTGCTTGGGATGATGAATTAAATGAAATGGTTTTTTGGCAAAAGGAGACTCCAAAAAATGACAAGCCCAAGCGAAAACGAAAACGAAAAAGAAAAAATTCTTGATAGAATATCTTTCTTAAAAGAAGAAATATGGGAAACAAGATCCTACATCAGTTCTGAGATATGTCGGCGTTGTTCTGATATGTATGAAAAAATTGTTAGATTAGAACAAGAACTAAAAGGCTTACAAAGAAAATTGGAAAAAGATGAACGTGCTTGATAGTTTAAAAGATTTGGCAATCCCAGATATTGCTAAGTATTGTCATAGTAATAGTATTCCTGCTAGTGTTGCTATGATTAATATTGGTGGAGATTTTAATCTAAGCACAATGATTCGTAATGCTAATTTTTTTGGATTTCGCAGCGTTCATTATGTTGGTAAAAAGAAATGGGATAAAAGAGGCAGCGTAGGAACACACCACTATACTCCAGTATACCATCATAAAGATGAATCATCTTTTATTTCACAATGCTCTGGTAGGACTATTATTGCTATTGAAAATAATATTCCCGAATACAGTCATAAAACAGCAAATCTTTTTGATTACAAATTTAACAATACTAATCAACCTATTTTTTTATTTGGAGAAGAAAGTAGAGGACTATCGAATACCATCTTGGATCAGTCAGATATTATTCTTACTATTCCTAATTACGGGAGTGTTCGCTCTCTTAATGTTGGCACAACAAGTGGTATAGTTATGGGCATTTATAGAAATTTTGTAGAACAAAAACAAACTCAAGAGTTGACAGGGATCGGTCGATAAGGTATAATACAAAAACATGGGGCGTTGCAGCCGGTAGTTGCACATACTCTTATAAGGTATTCAAAAGGTAGGTTCGACTCCTACACGCCCTATTTAGAAAGAAAAATAATGTCTAACAGATCCAAACATATGCCATATTATGTAATGATAATTGGTCTTTTATCTATGTCTTTTGGTTTTAATCTTATTCAGCATGAGGAGATTAAACTATTGAGAAAAGAAAAGATTATGTATAAAGTCTTTTTTGAATATCTCTATCTCAAACTAGAGACTTTACAAAACAAAGATTTTGTGTATAATAATAAGGGGGCGTAACGGTATCGATTGGATAAAATTTGGTATAATTAGCAAGTAGTGGTTGGTGGAAAGGCCACTTTAAAAATCTACCAAATGCTTTAACTGGCACAAATCAGTTAGCCCTTGCTGCTTAGTTAAATAACAGCAACAATCTTAGAAAGCGATGAAGGTAGCGTTCAAAAGATTGTCGTAAAATCCTTCGGCTGCTAGAATAGCCAGCGGGTTCTAGCCTGAGATTAGTTGGTACGGAAAGATGAATGTTGTTTGTTCTTTAATCTTTCTCAAAATTTATGAACAAAATAAACTTGTAGAGGTTATATTAAAGTTATCACAAGACGGGGATTCGACTTCCCCCGCCTCCATTATGCCTAGAAAAAATTGTACTTACTGTGGCAAGAGGAAAAACCTTAAAAGTTTTCCCAAACATAGTATGTATAAAGATAATCTGGATAGTAGATGTAGATATTGCATTAAAAAACATAGTAAAGTAAGAAGTAAACTTCATAAAAAGGCTCCAACAAAACCAGAATTTTGTGAATGTTGTGGAAAAATTCCACGCAAATGGTGCTTGGATCATGACCATAGTGATGATAGTTTTAGGGGATGGTTGTGTGAGCCTTGTAACACAGGATTGGGAAAATTAGGAGACGATTTAGATGGTGTAATTAAAGCTGTAAACTATTTGATAATGACAAAAAATAGGAATCAGCAAAATGAATCTTTACAAAAAATGGATTCAACATCTAAAAGAGAATAATATGACATATACTGAGCATCTTATTTTTGCTCTATTCTATGGGCTGTGCTGTTTACTGGCTGGGTTATATCTGATAGTTCATTCTATTCTGCCATGTTTTTTCCCAACAGCAGGAAGCGATTTAGTCACAAAATTAAGTAAACGGTTCAAGAAACAACACTAGACTGTCGATACTTGACAATAGGATTGGCGTATGGTAGAATACGCTAAACACAGGAGACTATTTGGATGATTCACGATTTTGATTATGTTATGGGAATGGTTCGTGATCTTAGGGCCACTAGTAGCACTAAAGATAAAGAAGGTATTATTCTGGATTATTGCGGACACAATAGTGCCGCAGCATCTTTCACCAAGAATATTTTGCTTTATACCTATCATCCGTTGTGGCAATATAATGTTACTAGCGATAATCTCAAGAAAAAGAGTCATCTGGATGGACAAAAGTATTATGATATTTTCTTGCTTCTTAATGACTTGAGAGATCGTGTTATAACTGGTCACGATGCTATCGGTGCAGTAAATGCCTTTGTGGATGTTTATCCAGACTATGAGGAACTTATCCATTGCATTATCGACAAGGATTTGAAAACCCGTGCTGGTGACAAGATTATCAACAAGGCTATTCCTGACCATATTCCAGAGTTTAGTGTTGCTCTGGCAGATAAGTACGAACCTAAACTTGTAGATTGGAAAGATGGTTGGTATGTTAGCCGAAAGATTGACGGTGCTAGATGCGTTGCTATTGTTGATAGTAATGGTGACGCTATTTTCTACTCCAGAACAGGAAAAGAGTTTGATACTCTTGGCATTGTTTCTGATGGTATTAAGGCTCTTGGCATTACAAATGTAGTATTTGATGGTGAACTTTGTCTGGTTGACGATGATGGTAATGAAGATTTCCAAGGAGTAATGAAACAACTAAAGAAGAAGGATCATACTATTCCTAATCCTTCCTATAAGATTTTTGATATGATCTCGCATGATGAATTCTATAGCAAGAAGGGTGTGAAGAATCGTCCTTATTCTATTCGCTATAATAATCTACAAGAAGTTATGAGAGATAATACTTGTACTTGTCTTAGTGTGCTTGGTCAAGAACTTATCGAAGATGATGACCATTTTAGTGAGTGGATAGGCAAAGCCAAGGAATATGATTGGGAGGGTTTGATGCTTCGTGCTGATGAACCATATAAAGGTAAGCGATCCAAAGACCTTCTAAAATTTAAAAGTTTCTTTGATGATGAATATGAAGTAGTCGATGTTGAAATGGGGCCATTTAGATATGTTCTTAATGGTAAAGAGCATGAGGAAACGATGCTTTCTTGTGTGATGATTCAACATAAGGGATATATTGTGAGAGTTGGAAGCGGATTCTCTATTGAACAACGTCAAGAGTTTTATCAAGATCCCAATAAGATTCTTGGAAAGATTATTGAAGTACAGTATTTTGAAGAAACTAAGAACCAAGATGGTGGCATCAGTCTACGATTCCCCACATTTAAAATTCTACACGGTGCTGCGAGAACCGTTTAAAGAAACGAGTCTTGACAAACCGATACCAGTAGTGTAGAATCGTAGCATACCCATTGGAGAAAACCATGATTGTTGAAAACACTGTTATTCCGATTCAGAATACAACTCTTGATAAGAGCAAGGCCGATATTTTCTTTGCTACTTTTCCTAAAGACAAGGTAGTTTCATATAAGGAATATTGGGAGAGTGTGCGTCCGCAAAACGTGGAGGATATTTTTCGTCGTTATCTTTTTGCATATTGTAGCGTTCATACTACATGGAAGGGTAATTGTGCAGGATACAATGCTATCAAGAATTTCAACGAATGGGTTGATGACGAGAATCTTTTGAGAGAAAAACTCCACAAGAGTGGCGTCGGTCTACACAATAATCGTACAAAGTATATTTGGGATTTTGCCACAAAGTTTTGGGCCAATCCTAAAGACTTCTATTTTACCACTAAGAAGGGTCATGTTAAGAAGCGTGACGAAATCGTAAACAAGATTAATGGTATTGGTTTGGCTAAAGTTAGTTTTGCTCTTGAAATGATTCATCCCAATGAGGCTAGAGTATTGTGTGGTGATGTTCATCAACTTCGCCTTTACGATATGGAACATCTGAAGTATAATAAGAGTAAGAGCGGAACCGATTCTTACAAGAAGATGGAACGACATTGGGTGGTAAATTGTGGTAAGCACAAGATTCCACCATATATCGCTCGCTGTCTCTATTGGGACAATCTTCAAAAGAAAGAAGATAGTAGATACTGGAGTTTTGTGCTTGAAAGTTAAATATGTTAAACCAAAATGATTTAGACTACCTTAAATGGATAGCACAAAGACTAGTAAATAGATATAGAGAAGATCCAAAAATATTATTAATAGTTGATGATATTATTTCTAAAATTATAGCAGAAATATCTACATATAAAACATATAATAATTTTATAGTTAAATCCTTACCGTCTTGTGCAAATACTCTGCAAGAAATTATTAATTACACAAATAAATTATCATCAATAACACAACAAAACGCCACACAAATAACTATTAGTAAAAATACTGAAACTTTTGAAAACATAGACATATCGGAAATATTAAAATGAGTAATGGTAAAGGTGATAAAAGAAGGCCAAAAACTGTTTCGTATTCAGTTTGGGAAAATAACTGGGAAAATATTTTTGGTAAGAAACAAAAAAATTCAAGTTGGGCAGTTGACAAGCCGATAAAGGATGATAGAATACAAGAGTCCAAGCGAGAGGATCAGTCGCGTGACTGACTCGCAAAGACGGTTGGTTGTTTAAGATTTGGAGGTTGATTATGGCTGAAGTTACTAATGTTGAGAAGCAGACCCGTATTCGTTGCAGCGACGAGGCATTTCTTGAGGCGGTTTATTCGTCCAAGACTTATGCTGAAATTGCCACTAAGACTGGTCAGAAGGTTGCTAGTACGATGGCTCGTTACGCTCGTACAAAGGCTGCTTTGTCCAAGAAGGGTATTGAACTTCCTTCTATGGAACGTGCAAAGCCTACCAAGACAGTTGATAATGTCGAGGCTATGGCTGAGATTGTTCGTCGCCTCAAGGCTCACAATAACGGCTGAGAGTCGATATTATAAATCATTGGTAGTCGGCTACAACAGTTTAAATGGATGAGGCACACAAGCATAATCAACCTCAAACTTTGATTGTTGTAGTCGATTACTATATGGGAGTGTAGTCCAAAGGCAGAGACAACGGACTTAAAATCCGTACAGTGTGAGTTCGATTCTCACCACTCCTACTTAAACAAGGAATAATTTATGAACGAAAATTCTGATCCTATTGAGTTTCTAATCGAATTTGCTTGGGCAAATGGTGCTGATCGTTTTGTAGTAAATAACGCTAAAGATAAACTACAAAAACTCCGAGAAGATAGTAGTGATTCTAAACGATGGTTTAGTTGTGAGCAAGAACTTAGCAGACTAAAACAAGAATACAACAAACTTATTGCTGTGTTTGAGAATCCTGTTGCTTATGGTCTTATAAATGAAAGGCACGATCTTTACGATCTGAGAATAACGGATAATCCTCATAACACCGATGAGAAAGTTGTGCCTCTCTATTCTAATAGACAAGAATTTTTAACCGGAGATTGGAAGGGATACAATCACTATGGTAAGTTTACCAAATAAATTTTATAGAGGAGTAGTTTATAGTGATCCAGATTTTAAACATCCTAATTTTCGTTTTCTTTTAGTTGATACAGTAAAAGAAGTTCAGGATGAATATGGGGAATGGTATTTGGATATTTTCCATGACGCTACTGATTTTCTAATGCACGATCATGCTTTAGGAAATGTTTTTTATGGAGTTTATGGATCATACTGGATTGATATTCCAAAAGGCCCAATTAAGTTGTGTGAAACATCTGACTTAAATGAAGCCATTCATGTGGCTCAAGAAATTATGGGTTCTATTATAGTAGATAAAACTTATGATTAACTCTGATTATCTAATAGATTATAGTGATTGGTTTGATGAGGGTGGATATTGCCAAGTATATCCTATCAAAGATAAAAAAGATTTGGTATTCAAAGAATTTCGCAATAAAAAGAAGGCACAAGAGTCATACAAATATCACAAAAAACTAGCCAAGTTCGATCTTGCACCAAAAATCTATAGCAAAATCTGTAAACTAGAATTCGCAAAAGAGGATGATCTTTATCAACCAGACCCTAGCGATTGGGGATACATTACTGAATTGGCTAAGACCCATGCTGCTAATACTAAGATTAGCATGGCTAATATTCAATATCTTGTTGATGAAATCTACAATAAAACCGGCTTAAAATTTTGGGATTGTCATTGGTACAATGTGGGAGTGGTCAAAAGAGGTAGGAAGAAAAAGGTTGTTTGTATAGATACTGGCAAAGAAAGTTTTGATGGTAATGCTAATGCTTGGGCAAACCCCGATCCCGGCCCAAAATGTTCTTACTGTGAAAAGTATGAATGTAATTGTCTTAGTTAGGTGTATTAATTAGTGAGATAATATTTCCTTAAATAAGGAGAACGTAATGTCAAAAGAATTTGATGACGTAATTAAAAAAATTAATCAATCCGATAAATTATTTTTTAGAGACATTACAAATCTGGAAAAAGATCATGAAAAAATCTTAAAAGAAGTAAACGATATTAAAAAACAAGTTAAGGATATGTCGGCTAAAGTAGATATGATGCTTGAAATACTAAATAATTTCACCATTATGCTGGCAGAAGATGATGAAGATTTAGAAGAAAATTATGATTTCGATAATGACTCTGACGAATCTTGGGCTTCAAAAGAGGATGACTTTTGGGAAGATGATACCGACGAACAACTTTGATATCAATACTGCTCTAATTATATTTGTCACATATTTTATATTGGATATGTTTTATGCTTATTATATACTTTGCATAGAATCTAGACAAAATTTAATGTCATCTTTTATGGCTGGAATGATAACTTCTTTATCAGCATTTGGTGTGGTTAGTTTTAGCCAAAACATGATCTATGTTATTCCATTATTTTTAGGTGCGTTTGCGGGAACTTTTGTGACAATGAAAACGAAAGAAATCTTGCAATCCAGAAAGCGTAATGTTGACAACGCGGAATGACGATGTATACT